CACTATTATCTGGCTTTTGGGATAGGGGTTATCTTGCATCTTATCTTGCATTTCTCCCAAAAAGCCGCCATTTTTGCCCCAAAACGAGCAATTTTGCTTATTTTCGTACCTACATTGTTTTTTGGCTTCCGGGCAGTATTTCCGCTACAAGCATCGTCCAAAATCAGCGGACAAGCCAGCCTGCATCAGCCTTGGTTATCACCATATTACCTTTTCAAAGATTAACTCGAAATGCGATAGGGCGTTTGTAGCGCCGCCAGAGTTCAAATCTCTCTTACTCCGCCAACGTAAAAACCGCGATACATCCTGCAAAGGTTGATGTATCGCGGTTTTTCGTTTGTGTGATAGTGCAAAATAGTGTAAGATACTGTAAGAAAATGGGCCGTAAAATGGCCGTAAAAAGGACTAAGGTCGTAAAAAGGTCGTATAAAATCCGTGTCCAGAATGGACACAAAAGCGGCGGGCAGCCCTCAATGGGATGCCCGCCGCTTAGTTATTTACCGCCGCCCTTGCCCTCGCTCTGGGTGCCGAAGTAGAACGCGATAACCATTGTCACAATCGTCATCACGGTGTCGGGCTGCAAGCCCCCGCGCAGGGCCAGCACAGCAAAGACGGTCACGACGATCAACGTCACAATGGTCTTGACCTTGATGAGCGCGGCCAAATTCTTCAAAAAATCCTGCATTAGATTCTCCCTCCATTCTCCTCGTGCCGCTCCAAGTCGTCAATGCGATGATTTGCAACGGACATTTTCTCCTCCAACACTGGAATCCTCTGGGCAAAATTGTTGTGCGTCCGCACCTCGCGTGTCAGCTCCTCGATCTTGGTGTCCGTTACGGCCTGCGCAACCTCCAGCTGGTGTGTGACCTTGTCGCTCAGGCTCTTGTTGCTGAAATAGTTGGTAATCATAACGCCCACAAGGCCCAGCCCTGCCGTGATGAGCGCAACCGCGATCTGCTCCATCCACATCACCCCACAAACTTAGAGAAATACTCCTCTTTCAGCCCTTGCGCCTGGGCAATCTGGTACAGCTTGACCGCATCCATGCCGGACAGCGTCGCGCAGCGCATGACGGCCTTGCCCTCAGCATCCACGGCCAGGGCGCAATAACGGTCAGCGCTCAGCTGCATGGTCTTGGCCGCATCGTCAAAATAGGCGGCGGTCTGGGCGTCCAGCGGACCGATCAAGATAGCCTGTACGGTCTTAGCCTCGTTGGCGGTTGTGTCGGTGCTGGGTGTCTGCTTGTCGGCCTCCGGCACAACAACGCTATGCTCGCCCTTGTTGAACTGATACTCCCTGCCCGTGGCAAGGGTATAGTCATTGTCCAACCAGGTCAGCGGGTTGGTGCGCTTGCCGCCCAAGATAACCTCAAAATGCAGATGCGCGCCGAACACATTGCCGGTCACGCCGCTGTAGCCGATGATCTCGCCCTCTTTGACCCTCTGGCCGTACTTGACGCAATAGCTGGACAGGTGAGCGTACCGTGTCTGCAAGGTCTTGCTTTTGTAGTCTGCGTGTCTGATACGCACCATGTTGCCATAACTCTGCATACCCGTCCGCGTGTGTCCGTCCCAGTCCTGGGTCTGATCCACGGTGCCGTCCTCGGCGGCATAGACCGGGCGGATATACATGTTGTCAATCTGGGTGCGCAGGTCAACGGCCTGGTGCAAACTGCCGTCATTGTAATACCACCCTTGCGTCAGCACATTAATGTCCAGCGGCCAGTGCAGCAGGACTTCTCCATTAGATAGTCTCATTGTATTACCTCATCTGTATCCATCACCAGCGCCTCATACTCATCCAGCAGGTCTCCCGCGCCCGGTATGGTATCGCGGTAGTCCCACAGCACAAGCATCACCCGCGCCAGCAGATCGGCCTCCTCGCTCATTCTTCCACCGGCGGCGTGGGCCACTGCACCGCGTAGGGGAAGCCCGCCTGCTCGGGCACGTCCCGCAGCGCCTGGCGGTAAGTTTTCCAGTCCGCTTTGACCGTCTTTGCGTCGCCCAGCACCGTCCAGTCCGTGGCGGCGATCAGCTTGTCCCGCTCAGCGCGCACGGCAGCCGCAGCCGTGTCATAGTCGGCCTGTTTAACCAGGGCGGCCCAGGTATCAACGTCAACCGCCGCCTGAGGCACCTGTGTGACCGTCTCGTAAGTCGTGTAGCTGTACCCGTGCCAGGGCGTGTCCATATTGGACACAGCCTCGCGGGTGACCTCCTGCTCATCCTCGTAGACGCGCACCAACGTCAGACCGTTGGGCAGCGGCTCGCACTCAAGACGGGCGTGTTTTTCGTTGCACTCACATTTAAGCATTTTGTACCACCTTTCTGATTTTGCGGTAACTCACAACACCGTCAACGTACTTAACGCGGAATCGGTGCATATTAGCGTGTTTTAGCTGGCCGATGCGGCACGCGGCCTGTCTGGCTTGATGCGGCGTCGGTACGCCGTGCGGGCGGGCTTTGATGTTGAGACACAGCCGAATCAGCCGCCGCGTGGTGCGCTTGCGGTAGATCGTGTGGTCGCAGTAAACCACAAAACCTAGCCCATCCAGGGCGCGGCCTCGGTGCTTGCCGTCGGCGTCTATGTAGTCGGTGCGGTAGACCTGCCAGCAGGTATTGCAAGCGTAGTCAGCCGCCGCCAACCACTCCATTGCAGCCTCCAGGGCACGGTGCAGCTTGCGCTTATTCGGGCCGTACAGATGCACGTTGTCTACATAGCGGTAGTAGTGCGCCACGCCGTCCAGACCCCGCACATAGCGGTCAAACGCCGTCATGGCAAGATTTTGGAACCAGTGCGACGTCACATATCCAATCGGCAAACCGTTGGGGAAACTGTCCACGACGGCGTCAGCCATACGCAGCCAGTATTTATCTTTTATCAGCTGCCTATAGCCGTACTCTATAAAATCGTGGTCGCTTTCGGGGAAGCAATGGTGTATGTCCAACTCTGCGCCGTACTTCATCCCAGCGCGGTCCGTTTTCATCCACCGCGCCACTTGTTTGGCGGCGCTGTGCGGCCCTCGGCCCTTGATGCCCGCTATGCAGTAAGGGTCCATCTTAGGCACGACCACGTCATAGATCGCCTCAATCAGTACCCAGTGCATGACCCCGTCCGGCCAGTACGGCACATAGTCAATGTCCCGCAGCTTGCCGTTACTCGGCTCATAGTGCTGGGTGTGTATCGGCTCGCTGGGCCGCCAACCGCCGTATCGTACCCAGTGCTGCACCCTGTCAATGCACGTCTCAATATGCGTCAGGGCGGGCAGCGTGGTAGGGTCGCGTATCCTCTTCTTCGCATGGTCTACCATACACCTCCTTATAAATTCCCGGTCAACCATGACCGGCTTTAAATTTCCAATGCGTTTAGGCATTTTATAGTCTTTCTTTGGCCTACAGCCGGTTCGTCCGCTGGCGCGTCTACTAGGGCTGCCGGATGGGCCAATTTTTAGCTAGGGCTAAGGCATCCCGACCTCGCGTATAAATGTCAGCCTGCACCTGTATTCAGGTACAGCCAAAGAAAGGTCCGCCGAACTGTTCCACCAGAGCAACGAAGCGTCGCTGTTGAGGTTGAGGTTGAATGCACCCGCGTTGTCACCGTTTCTGGAGTTCGCACCGCGCAGAACGATACGGGAATGATGAGATCGTTAGCCTGTCCCGGATAATGTCAATGTCGTACAGTTGTGGGGGCCTCGCTGCCCCCACACCCCCGCTTAGCCGGGGATAGAAAGGTCCGCCGAACTGGTCCACCAGAGCCCCGAAGCGTCGCTGGTGAGGTAGAGGGAGAATGCACCCGCGTAGTCACCGCTTCTGGAGTTCGCACCGCGCAGAACGATACGGGTGCCACTCTTGTTGATGTAGAAATAGTCGGCCAGATGGGTTCCGCTGCTGCCGCCGACTTCCTTTGTGATCTGCAGCCACGGGAACCGCTCATCCGCCTGGAGGTTCTTTGCCCAGCCCTCGTTAGGCAGCGTGAGGGAATCCAGCTTCGTGTAGTTCTCAACGCTCGACCAGTTGTAGTTGGTGTCGTTGCAGATGTAGGGCACGCCGTCAACGATTTTCCAGTCGCACTCAAAGCGCCACTGGTTGCCATAGAGCGGGTTCTCGCAGCCGTAGAACACAAAGCTGTGCTTGCCGTCCGTGTTGCTCACAGGGCTGCCGCAGGTAGAGATTACGCTGTTGGCCGTGCCGGTGGCCTCCATGATGCGCCAGACCTTGTGGTCGGTGGTCGTGGTTACAGCCTCGCCGGTGAAGCTGGCCTTCACATTGGCAGTGTCGCCCTCAATGGCCTCGATGGCGGTGACGATACGCCGACTGGCGATGGTCTCACCCTCGCCGCCGGTGCCGACGGAGATGACATTGCCGGCCTCCAGCGCACCCTTGGCAACGATAACGGCGGCCTCGTCAGTCAGCGCGCCGGTCACGGCGATGTTGGTGGTGTACAGGTTGGAGACGCCGCGCATCTTTGCCTGTACGTTGCGGGTGCCGTAGGCCACGATCATCAAGTAGGCCAGTACCTCAAAGTCGGCGCTCGTGTTGATGCTGTAGGTTTCGCCCCAAAGCCGTGCCGCAGCCAAAAACTGCGAGATCGTCTTGTTGCCGGTGCTGACAACGCCTGCAATGCTGTGCAGCTTGCCGTCCGCACCGATGCTGCCGGGGAAGGCGGGCAGGTAGCACTTCTGCTTGAGGGAGCCGTCCGCGTTCTGAAACTTCTTCGGTGCGCGGAATCCCGGCATCGGCACCGCCGACACGCGCGGATCAACGTCCAGCATGCCGGAAACATAGAAGAGCGGCACCTCAACCAGCACCTCGCCGTTGGTGCCGTCCTCAATGTAGCCGGGCTGGCCCTTGTAAGCGTTGACCGTGACCGTGCCGTCCGCGTTCAGCGTGCAGCAGCAGCGCCGCATGCCCGCCCACGGATACACGCCGTCAAAATCGTTCTGCCCGGCGCTGGTATCGGTGCCAGGGGTAAACACAAACTCCGCAGCCGCCCCCGTCCGCGTCCCTGCCGACGTGCTGCCGGTGAACTCCACGCCGTAGAACGTAGCACCCACGGCAGACGCGGCGGCCTTGGCCGATGCAGCGGCAGCAGTAGCGCTCTGGCCCGCCTGCGTGGCGCTGGCCTGGGCGGCGGTCTTGGCCGCGTTCGCCTCGGCCAGGTTGTTGCCCGCGTTCGCCAGCAGCGTGGCGAACTCCTCACGGGTGCCGGTGTAGCCGTGCACCTTGGCATCGGCGTAGGCGGTCACAGCGCCCAGATCGGTGGTAAAAACAGAACTATCAGCCATGAATCTGTACCTCCAAATTCGTGTCATTGACAATGGCAAAATCAAGCTTGTCCTTCAGGTTGGTCGTGCGCGTATACATCAGATGCCCCGTGTCCGGGTCAACGCCCATCTGCATATAGCCGTTGCTCAGCGCGGCCTGCCGCGCCAGCTCCACATTGGCGGTGACATCGGCCTGCTTCTCGGTCACATCCTGCTGGCGGGCCTTGACATCCTCCTGGATGCCCTGCATCTCGGTCAGCTTCTCGGCCACGCCCTCTTTGATGACCTTTGTCGCCGCATCGCCGGCGGTTTTAGCGGCATCGGCAGCGCTTTTTGCACTCGCGGATGCGCTCGCGCTGGCGCTCTCGGCAGCGGCCCGCGCACTTTCCGCTGCGCTTGCCTTTTCCGTGGCCGTACCGGCAGACTGCCCCGCCTTCGTGGCGGATGCAGCAGCCGCTGCAGCGCTTTCCTTTGCCGCCGTGGCAGACCCGGCAGCGGCAGCGGCCTCCTGCGTGGCCTTGGCGGCAGCCTCGCCAATGCTCCCGGCATCCTTGGCGGCAGCCGCAGCAGAGGTCGCTGCTCTCTTCTCAGACTGCGCTGCCGCGTCCTGCGACTCCCCGGCAGCGGTTGCCGCAGCCTCAGCGTTTACCTCGGACGCTGCCGCCGCGCCTGCAGACTCCGCAGCGGCATTCTTAGCCGCGTTGGCGGTATCTGCGCTGGCCGCAGCCGCCGCAGCACTGGCAGCGGCACCGCCCGCCTCCTCGCCGGCCTTGATGGCGGCATCCTCAGCGGCCCGGTGCGCGTTTTCCGCGGCATCCTTGGCGGCCTGCGCCACCCGCACCGCGTTGTTGGAGTTCTCCAAGATCTGCTGCACCACATCCGGCGTAGGCGTGCCGGGGTTGTCTCCGTCAATGCCAGAGTGATCCCGGATGCTGTAGGGGAGATCTACAGTTATGCGCTGCAGCCCATCCGCGAGGCCCAGAAATACGATCTTGCCGCGGCCTGCGTTGTCGGCCGTTGCCTCAGGCGGCACTTCCAAGATACCGTCCGCTCCGACTGTCTTTTTTGTCGCCGACCCGCCGGGTGCATGGAACACGGCCAAAGCCTCCAGGCCGCTCCACCCCTCTCCGAAGATGACGCGGACCTTTTCCGTGCCGTAGCTGTCCTTGGTTCCCAGCTCAATGCAAGGCGTGATCGAAAAGCTCCCCTCTACGACCACGTCATAGTTCATCAGTACAATGGTTTTTATGATGGCCACCTCCTCTTAGCTGCCGTTTCCGCCAATGGGATACTCCACAATGATTGTGCCGGACTCTCTCGCAATGTGGACGCGTTGACCGGCAGAGAATGTCACTGCGGCATTGTAGGGATAATGTTTTTCCGCCGGAGTCGTATCACCGGGCAAGATCAGCGCGATCCCATCGCTGTATACGGCGCTCACTGTGGCAATGTTCCCACTTTTAGTTGTCGTCTCAAGCGCTTTGCGCTGTTGGTAATTCTCAATCAATGCTGTAAAACACCTTCTTTGCCGTATGCGTCATCTGACCGCCCGGGACACAGTCGAGCGTCCACTCCTGTTCTTCCAGCAGGCCGATCCCGTCACGCATCATTAAAATGCTGTCGTTCAGCCGATGCGGCTGTTCTGCATCGCCGCAGGAAGTAAACGAATAGTTTGCAGCGCCCATCATACTCAGCAGCATTCTGTTTTTCGCGTGCGTTTCCAGTGCTTCCTGCGAGGCGATTCCCTCCACAGTCTCGACGCTTACGATCCTGCGCCCGCGGCGCATTATGCTCAGCGGACTGGTAGGGTTGACATTTTCCGCCACCGCCCGAAGCTCCTTTCCCAGATCGGCGCTGCTAACAATATCTACAAATACATTGGCAGCGTCAAATGTGTCCGCTTCAATGCTCATCGGTATGCGCAGTAATGTAGATTCGTCCGGCCCGTACCGGTGCGTGCGATTATTGATAGAGGCGGGCTCCCATGGTTCGGCCACAGCCACACCGTTTCCATCAAAGTAGATGTCTCGGTAGTTGATCTCTGCCAGCAGCGCCGCAACAACGGCGTACCGCGTTGTGCCGATTTCCCATTCATGGTCCGTCATCAGGACCTCGTCCGTGTCGATAATGCTTACCACATTGATGCCAGCAGCCAATAGCTGCTCTCTTATCGCCGTAGTGTAACGCGTACCGGCGTGGATCATAAGCGTGCGCTCCAACACGCTCAGGTTGCGCAGCGCATACCCCTGATCGTATCCAGTCAGCTCCTGCGTCTTGTGCCCGTACTCGTCAACACTCTCGGGACATGTCGTAATGTTAAACAGCCCCAACGGCGTTCGGTTTGTGTTGTCTACACGGACCACGCTCAGCATATCTGTCAGCCAGTTTATATCCGCGTCCAGCTCCGCGGTCAGAGTTACCGTGCTCTTCACCTCAGCGCTGCCGGTAAAGCGGATCTGCGGGGTACAGTCCGCGGGCACCTGCAGCACCCGGTAAGGTGCGCCGCTGCGCATGGCAATGAACTCATATCGGATCATACTTCACGGCCTCCTGCTGCGTCTCGGTAATGCTAAGGCTCAAAGGCGTGCAGCCGTGGTCACGGTTCTCCTGCAGATCTTTAAATACGCCGATTGCCAAATGCCCTGCATGGTCCTTGTATACGACCACCTTGCCGGCGAGTCCGCGAAGTTTCTCAAGCTCATCCGTTGCTTTGAGCGCATACGCGATGGTGTGCGTAACTACCTGATTGCCGGCATCGTGCCAAATGGGGAGCTTTTTGCCCCAGTATTGCTGGTATGTGCCGCCCAGACTTGTGCTTTTTGTGTAATTCTGGTAGCTGGTCGCATACTTCAAAGCCAACCACTCATTGCCGTTCAACAGGCCGATGGCGGCATAGGGCACACTAGGCGCAGCCCTGACAGGTGCGCTGTCCGTGTAGTAGCCATCCTCGCCAAATACGCGCACAATATACTTGTGTTCCTGCGCACTGGTGCGGTCCATGTACTGCCCATCTTCACCTTTGGCTATCAGCACTCCATCACGCAGGATGTAACCTGTGCCGCCATCCCAACGCAGCTGCACTTCGCCCCAAAGGCTTTCAGCCTGGCAGTTTACGGCACTGCCGGGCTGGTTCTTGACTTTGACCTCGCATTCTGCCCACGGGGATACATCTCCATACGAGTTATAAATCCTCACAGAAAGTATGTGCGTCCCGTCTGCCAGCACTTCGTCAGACTGCCATTCCTTCCCGGTGCCGTATCGTACACCCAGGCTGATGCCGTCCACCGCGACTTCATAACCGTCCTGCTCTTTGGCCTGCCACCGCATTTTTGCCAGCGGCTTGTTGTCATAGTAGGAGATGATGGGGGCCTTAGGCGCTCGCCGTATTGCAAAGATTGCCGCGCCGGAATAGCTGCCGAACGCTCCGTCCGTATTCTTCGTGCGCACGCGCCAGTAGATAACGCCGCTGCTAAACGTGCCTGTGGCCGCTTGATAGCTATTGTCCGCATTATTCGCACTGGCCAGCACTGTGTAAGATGCACCGCTATCCGCCGAATAGCTCAACTCCCAGCCCGTCTGCACCGTGCCGGTGATATTGGCATGCTGCCACACAAATGTGATGCCCTGCACAGCATCATCCATGTACTCGCCCGCGGGGCTCACCGCCACAGGCGTGCTGAGCGTGTCCAGCGTGGACACGCTGATCGTGTCGCTGGTTACCTTTGTGCCTGTATTCGCAATCGCTACAACATACCAGTCCAGTGTTGTAGCGCCTTCGGCAAAGGTGTTTGCGGGCACGTCTGCATACTGCTGTGAACCAGCCACAGCAACCTCATGCCAGTCGCTCTCATTGTTCGCCTTAAAGTGCAGTGTCGCACTCTGCTGCGTCACATCTCCGGGTCTGTCATCGCTGTCAACGCTGAACACCCAGCTAAAGCGGTTCGCAACTGCTCTGGGCGCGGACGCACCCGCCGCAGGCGTTGTTCCCTTTACGGAGACAGGCACCTCGACATTGGTGCATTGCACCCAGCTGGAAGTATGTGTGGTCCCAACGCTGCTCTTTGCAACAACGCGCCACTGGTAGCTTCCTATGGGCAATGTGCCGCAATTGACACTCACATGGGTTGTGCCATCGCGGACGCTTGCAAAATCTGCCGGGTCAGCCATGTTGTCAGTCCGGTACTGCAAAACAGCAGATCCCTGCTGCAATGCACCGCTGATCGCGCCGCTGGCAATACTGCCGGTGAACGCCCAGCTGAATACTGCGTCAAAGCCGTAGTATGTCTTGCTGGTGGGGCGCAGGTCGTCCACCTTGGCGCTGGGGTCAGCCAAAGATAGGGAGTAGGTGGAGCTTTCCGTCACTGTGCCGGATCCATAAGCCCCCACCTGCACGCGCCATCGAATACCGCTGCCGCTTGACCATGCGGTAGTATCCAGGTCGAAGGATGTCGCACCATTGCTAAGTGTATAGGTCTGACTGTTTCCGCCGTCCTGATCGGTGATGATGATCTTGCAGGTCGAGTTCCTGCGCTCAAAATCATCCTCGGCGTCTGTAGTCCACTGCAGTCGATACTTTGTGTACCGTGCAACGGTGCCGCTGGTTAGTGTCTGGCCTGTTGGCGTAACAACACCTTGATAACTGACGCAATTTATATAAGCATCACCGCGGCTGGCTCCGATGTTGTTGTAGCCATTTTCCGCATTTACAAAAACACCGTAGGCTAAAACATTCTTTTTCCGCGTCTGGCTAAAAGAATCGAATGCAAACCAACAATCTCCGTGTGAAAAATTGCTTTGCTCGCACACGCTGCTCGTGTCTGAATGATAGGATGTGCCTGCACTGTTTGCTAGTGCGTATCCCCTGAGTTTAACCTTGTAGTTGGCATCACCATAGGCAGGGATACGGACCTGCATGCCGCCTATATAGCGGTTTGTACTCCCCATCCCGGTATTGAACAACCACGAGCAATGATACGCCTGATAGTTAGCCAAAGGGTTTGTGCTGCCAGCCTTATAGCTTCTTGTGCTCCAGCTGTGCGATTTCATGTCAATGCCCCCTGTCTCATGCTCATGGCTTCATTTTTGGCGATACTTACAATATCGTTGAACTCTTTCACATTCTTGGCATCAATGGTAATGCTCCCGATATTGATAGCATAGCCGCCCAGCATGCCGCGTGTCTGGCTGCTGTTGTAGATGCGTTCTCCGCCGCGCAATGCCACCAGCTCCGGCCCGTTCTCACCCACAACAGCCAGTCCGCCGCGCGCGCTGCGCGTGCCGGTGGCATACTGCGGAACCTTGCTGTTGGCTGCGCGCATTGTCCCCGTTGTAGCCGAGGATATACCGCTCATGGCGCTGTTGATTTCGTTCCCTTTGCCGATCAGAACAGCGATAACAGCCACCAGCGCAGTAATACCGGCAACGATCAGCATGATTTTTATATACAGCGGGTCCATATAGCTCATAACGCTGCCGATCATGCTTTTCACGGTTCCAGCCGGCCCCTGCAATTCTTTAATGGCCTTCACTACAAGCAGCACTACTGTGGCGATGCTGGTAATAGAGATAACTGCCGTCAGCACCGGCGTTGGGATAGCGTTCAGAGCCTCGGCAAACGCAGTAATAACAGGGAGCAGCGCCTCCGCAAAGCTGCGTTTTACAGCATCTCCTTGCTTGTCCAGCTTCTGCATCGCATCATCCAGCTCACCAAAGCTCTGCAGCGTTTCATTATCGACAACGTAGCCAACCTCGTGTGCCTGCTCCGCAAGCTCTTTCAGTCTGCCGCTGCCGGCCTCGATCAGCGGGTTTAGATCGGTAGCAGACCTGCCAAAGATGTCCATAGCCAGCGCATCGCGCTCGGTCTCGTTTTTCATCTTGCCCAGGGCATCAATGGTTTTCAAAAACACCTCATAGTTGTCCTTGAGCTTCCCGCTGCTGTCCGATACTTTTACATGCAGTTTTTTAAACGCCTCTGCTGCGGAGCCTGTCCCGGTAGCCGCCGTCTGCATATTGTTGGTCAGCTTTACCAGGCTGCCGCGCAGCGTGTCGGTGCTGACGTCCACAAGCTCGCTGGCATACTCAAACTCTTGCAGCTGATCGGTGGTCAAACTAGTCTGCGTGGACAGCGTCAGCAGGTCGTCCGCCGTCTTGCTCATGTCCATTGTGGATTTCGCAAGCGCGCCGACCAGACCGCCAACCACTGTCACAGCCGCCGCTCCGCTGGCGGAAAACTGCCCCAGCTTGTCAACGGCAGCCTGTACGCCGGGCGGCAGCGTGATTCCCAGAGCGTTGGCCAAACCATTGACCACATCGGCCAGGCTGGTCATGGTCTTGCCGGTTTGTTCCTGCTGGTCATTCAGGCTCTTTAATAAATTTTCCTGCTTGGCAACCTCGGTCTGCGCGCTGATGAGGCTGGCTTTCCACTGCATCGTGACCTTGCTGGCCTCTCCCTCGCGCTTGGCCGAGTTTTCGTAGGCTTGCTGCAATACCTCAACCTTGTCGCGGTAGCTTTGGAGCGTCTGCTGCACGGTCTCGCACCGCTGTTTTAGGGCGGCCTGTCGGTCGTCCATCTCTTTGGTCTGCTCCGTCACAAGCTGCATCTGCTGCTTGTTGACTTTCAAGCCAGCGTTCACCTCGCTCAGCGCATCCTTAAACGCTTTGTCATTTTCAACAACCAGGCTCACGCCCGCTCTAGGTAGCGACATCTGCCAACCCCCTCTCTTGCGGAATTTCAATGCCATTCATGGCGCAATATTCGGTAAACTGCTCAAGCAGTTCATTCAAGCTCAAAAACCGTGTTTCGCGCCGGGAATACCCCAGCAGACCAACCGCGATATATTGGAGCCTTGCAAAATTGATCACTCGTTCGCCGTCAAAGTGCCGTTCGGGGACGTCATCAACCCAGATTCGCTCAGCATCGTCCTCATCGCCTGTAACGCTTGACGGCCTGACCCGTTTTTTCCGTAAAACTCCATAAAGGCTTCTTCTACACCGGCGACCAAACCGCCTTGCAGATCGCCAAAGGAGATGAGCTTTTTAACCGTTGCCAGGCTGGGGGCCTCATTATCCCGGTGATGCTCCTCATTGTCAAGCTCGACACCTTCGCGGATCAGCAGCCAAACGATATAGGCGGCCTCCTCCGGGTCGTTCAGCTTTTCGACAATGGCGCTCAAATCCTCGTAGTGTTCCTGCAACTCCTTGACGTTTTGCAGGTCGAACAGTGCCGGGTACTTGCGTCCGCGCAGCGTAATCTCCACCATGATCCTCACTCCTTGATGTTCAAGAATGTTTTCAGTGCGGCAAGGGCCTCTTCGTACCCATCAAACTCCTGCTTTTTCACAAAATTCCCATCACTGTTGCACTCCGCGGATCCTGCCAGCTTGGTCGTACTGTAACTTGTGCTCTTGGAGGCAGTGCTGAGGTTGTCATCCACAGGGTCAAAGCTCGCGCGGTAATAGCCCACCAGGCGATACGCAAGCTTGCGGTCAGGTTTTTTCAGCTTGCCAAGCGCGGCAACGCGCACAAGGGCAGGCGTATCGCCCTCTTTGCGCTCAAGCGTCTTTGTGCTCTCATCATAGTGGTGACCGCACAGTTCCGCCTCATCTGCCAGACTCAGATAGCTGCGATCAATGCTCAGCTTCGCGCTGGGCGCGCCTGCATCGCGCTGCTCGCGGCGGTCGCCGGCCCACAGCTCGCTGCTGTCGCTGTCGTTTTCGCCGGCGTAGCTCACAACAGCGCGCGTGATCTTGCCATCGCCGAGGGTTTCCGTCTCAGACCCATCCGCGCTGGTCACTACAGTAATAGGGCAATAGCCATAGTAGGGAAGTCCGATATAAGCCATTATTATGCCTCTCTTTCATTCCAGTCACATCCATCATCGGCCTCTGCCTCAACGTATGCAACAAAGTGTTTTGTGTCGTTATCGTAGCCGTACTCGGTCGAGCCGATAATAAACCCGGCATCCCTGAAAGCACAGCGCATTTTTCTGGCGCAGGGCTGCGGCAGATCTCTCGTATACCATGCCGCGCGCACCTGTAAGTGTTGCTGCTCATCCAAATCTCCGGCGTATATTTCCGGCGCATCGTCCAAGACGCTCAGCACCACATAGCTGTCCGGCAGCGGATCCTCCTCATTTTTAACAAATGAGACATTGCTGCACACAGTTTCCAGCGCGGCCAAGGCCGCATCAATCATGGTCATAGCTTACCTCTCTGCCGCAAAACATCCTGCATCACAGTGCTAACAGCATCCTCGCAGCTGTTTGCGGCGCTGTTCAAAAACGGCTGCGCGGGCTCTTTGGCGGTGCCGTACTCTAGGGCCACAGCTTTCTGCATCTGTGCAACCTTGTTTGGGTAGTTGGGGCTGGATCCGTGCCCACTATCGTAGCCGCTAAAGCTCACATCCAACCCGTAGCCGCCTCTTTTACGCTTTTTAGGTTTCCCGGCGCGGACACTGTCAGATAGATGCTTATTAGCGCGGCTGCTTTTGTGTTTTCCAACCTGCTGTTTCAGCGCATCCACCGCAATGGGGGCTGCGCTTTTCAACATTTCAGGTGCAATGGAGTCCAAATCGGCGAGCTTTGTCAGCTGCTCTGTGACTTCATCGCTCCACACAAGGTCCATCCTCACAGCGCCTCTCCTTTTGGTTGGGCCAGATCACTGACGGTCAGCTCGACCGTGCTGCCGGTTTCATAAGCCCGTTGGACGCTGTAGAGGTTCCCGTTCCACTCGATCACGCGCTCCCCGCTGTATTCATCAGCATGCAGCACAAATACTGCGGTCAGGGTCGTGCCGGCAGCTTCAGCGGCGAAAAACTCGGCCCACTTCACGCTGCGGCGCTCGCCGTATACAGTGCGCACTTGGGTGTAGTGGTGCTCCAGTACACCCTGCACCTTTTTCGGGGTGTCCCGCAAAAGGGTGATCTGTTCCGTCCAGTACATGGGCATCTCCTTACTAAAAAAGCACCGCCGGGCATAGGCACTCCGGCGGTGCATCACAGCACAGCGCTCATGCGTCGGGCCAGTCTGTGTAGTTGGTCGTCATTCGCAGCTGCGCCTTCTGCTCATCGTAGGAGGCTTTCAGCTTATCGTAGTCGCCGGTCGGCCAGAAGTTGGCGCGGCAGTAGGTGATGACGGCACGGCGGATCAGCGGGTCCTGCGTGTCCAAGTTGGACACACCGGCCTGTTTCAGGTCAGCCAGGGCCGCATCCACCAGGTCGCTCACTTCCTGCGTCAGCTCCTCCGGCATATCCGACCGGCGCAGCGCTACCGTCACTTTGGACAGCAGGTCGTTGTCTGCCATAGGTCACAGCCTCCGATCAAGCGTTGGCCGGGATAGTCAGCGCCACAAAGCCGCCGGGGACGACCACATCCGCACCCATCTCCACATCACCGCGGATGGTGGACAGCAGCTTGTCAAAAGCGAAGTCGTCGGAGACGGCGATTTCGTAGTCACTGAACAGGTCCAGCTTGAGGCAGCGCGGCACACCGTAGAACATGGTGGGCTGTGCCTTGGCGGTCTGGGCCGTACCGGCACAGGCGGTCAAGTTCTTGTTGAGACAGTAGCGCACGCTCAGGCCGCCCTCCTTGATGATGCCGGTGTTGGGGTTGGCAGAATCCGGGGTGATCTCGTAGACAGCCTTTTTCTCGTTGGTGCCGCGCACATCGCCAAAGGCAATCAGATCCTTCTTGTTCAGGAACAGGACTGCCTCGCCCTCAACGGCCTCATCGCCGCCGTAGTTCAGCGTCAGATTGCGCAGGGTTTTCTCGTTGATGGCGCCTTTCTTAGTGCTGTCCAGCGTGGCGTCGATGGTGTTCACGAGCTTGCTGGCTTTCAGCGCATCGGTCACAATGACGGATGCTTTCTTGCGCAAGCTGAGCAGGGCCTGGGCGCGGCACTTGGCGAAGTAGTTCACGGGGGTCTGCTTCTTGGCCTGCTTGCTGATCTGGCTCAGAACCGCCTCCGACTTGGGCGTGATGTCGATGTAGTCATAGGTGGCCTCTTTGGTGGTGGCAGCAGCACCCTCGGTCTGATCGGCGGCAGCGTCGGCATCCTGCTTGACGTAGGGGATGCGGTCGGTGGACATACCGGAGCAGTCATCGACCCACACCATATCAATGATGCTGGAGACGCCGACACCAACGCGGTCCTGAATTTCGGTGTTGACCTCGGTGGGGGTTGCCAGCTTACCGCCGCTCACCAGAACGGCGCGGGTCTCCTCCACGCCCAGAACGGCGCGGCGGTTCTCTTTGAACTGCTGGGCGCGGGTCTGGGCATCGGTGTGGGCGGTGGGGTTGTCCTGGGGTGCACCGGCACCGTCCGCAACCTTGGCGGCAATGCCGAGGCGGCGCTGCTCGGTCTCATACTGCGCGATGCGCTGGCTGATCTCATCGGCCTCGGCCTCCAGGGCGTCCAGGTCGGCACCCTCGGCGTTGACCTCGGTGCGGATTTCGGCAGCGCGGGCGCGCAGCTCCGCAATGGTCATTTCACTGGTTTTCTTTTTCATGGTTCACACTCCCAAAAGTTTCAGTTTGATTTTTGTTGCGGTATCCGCCCTTTGCAGTCTCTCCGCTTTAATTCTCTCGATCTCTCCGTCAAGGAATTTTCGGGCGCTGATCGATGTGGCGTCGTTGGCCGGTAGGCTCACAGCGCTCACATCGTACAGTTTCTTGATCTTGGTGATCGTGCGGTTCACGGTCACGGTGTTGTTTTCCAAATCGCGGGTGGTCTCACGCTTATCCTCGGCCACGGTAAAGCCAAACGACATCTTATCGGTGTAGCCGCCCTTGATTTCGGCAAACAGCTGCCGCCCAATCTCGGTGCCGCCCAGATCGGCAGTCACTTTCAGCCCGGCGCTGTCAGCGGCCAGAGCCAACGTGCCGTTTTTGGTTCGGGCAAAGACGCGGCCCTCATGGTCGTACTGCATGATGACGTCATCCATGTCGCAGTCATCAAAAGCGTGCGGGTCGATCTGCTCCATGATGCGGTAGCAGGTGCCGCTGTCGCCCCTGTACTCATACAGCAAATACGGCTGGTTGAACGTACAGGCGTAGCCCTCCACTTCCTGCTTGGAGTCCGGCGCGGCGGGGTCAGCGGTTCGGACCTCCAGCCGCATGGCGCGGTATTCCCGGCCATTGTTCAACTTTTTCAACAATTTCTCATTACTTTCCACTGGTTAGGTCGTCTCCTTTCTTTGTCACGCTGCCATCGCTGCCCAGCAGGTAATACTCACCGCGTATCGTGTACGCTTGCCCTTGGCCGTCCGGCAGGGGAGGCAGATTCCAGATTTCGCGTATCTCATCGCGGTTCATAATGCCGCGATCCGCCATCTGGGCCGATACGTTCAGTTTTTCGGTGTTGCTCATGTATTGCAGCCGGTTGGCCGTCGCCATCAGCAGCGTGCCGCCCGCGCGTTCGCGCTCGGTAAATAGCATTTTTGTGGCGACATCGCTGAACTGAATGGAAAACGGCTCGATTTTACCCTCATAGAACGCGCTCCAGGCGTCGCCGTAGGCGCGGTTTTGCAGCACATCCTCGTTGGTGCCGAAGTAGTTGAACACATTGGTGTTGATGCGCTCCATCTCATCAGCGGCCACGACATAGGGCTTGGCCTCCAGCTGCTTGATGTCCGTGTAGGTGTTGGGGAACAGCAGAATGCCGCCGCCCTCGCCTTGCAGGTTTTCCCGGCTGAATCGCTTACGCTCTTTTTTCAAATCCTCATCGCTGGAGAAGTTGTTCATCTTGGCGGCAAAACGGAAGGTCGCGCCGTTTTTAACGGCCTCGGCAATGCCCTGGTTTTGCAGGTTTACCAGATCCATCGTGGGCGTCAGCGCGTGGTTGTTCTCGCCGAAAATATCGCTCTTGTACTGGAATTTTGTCATAATGCCGCACCGCGCCATTTCAATGGCGGCGGTCTGGCCGCTGCGGAATGTGTAGCGCAGCCAGGGCGCGGCCCCATACTGCACGATTTCACAGCTGGACGGCAGCACCGGGAACATGCCAACGGTCTCACCAAACTCATTGATGACCGGCACAATAAAGGCGGTGTTTTGCACCTCCAGGATTGTGCAAAGCCTGTACAGGAATTGCCCCCAGGTCTGCCACTCGTTTGGCCCCTGCCGGAGACGAGTCTGCAATTTCGGATTTGCCGGTCCCTGCACGGTGACGCTCAGCTTGCTGGCGTGGGTGGCCGTGGCGTGGATCGCGGCGCGCACGATCTCGCTCTCATACAACTCGCCACCCCAGCTCAAAAAGCTGGGCGTGTAGCCGTCCAGTGTCGTCCAGAATCCAGACGCGAGGCTCTTGGCGGCTATCTTCCCGAAAATTGATTGAAACAGTCCCATGCTCATCACCCCGCGTTCTTTAACTGGCCGCCGATTTCGGCGCACCATTTCTGCCGCACCGTCATCCCATCCATGAGCGCGGCGCAGCCGTCAATGTGGTCGGCGGCGCTCATCTTCACAAGTTTACATCTGCCGCTGTCGTTTTCGACTTTCAGCGCCGTGTTCAGCAGATGCACTTTTAACAGGTCGTTGTCCCCGATGTTGATGGTGCCGTCTTTCAGCAGTCCCTCAACCTCGCGTATCACCGGCGTCAGGTTGAACCCCTGGAATACATCATCCATGTGGAATCCGTATTGCTTCATATCCTGTACAAGATACTGGGCCGTGTATCGGTCATATCCGACCTGCAAGGGATAGATTTTGTACTGCTCTATCAGTGTCCTGAACCAGTTGTAGCAATCGTGATAGTCCACAAAATTGTCACCGCTCAGTGTAAGGATGCCGCGCTGTACATACGCCGCATAGGGTAATCCGTCCCGCTCGGTAGCCTCTTGCAGCTTCTCGGCTGGGAGGAAGAAGTGCGCCAGCACGTTCAGCCGGGCGTCTTTCTCAATAATCGCCACGCAGGCGGTCAAGTCGGTTGTGCGGCTCAAGTCGATACCGCCAACGCAATAGCAATTTTTGAAGTTGGCCGGGTCGATGTGCGCACCGCAGGCGCGCTCCACAACATCGGAGGCCAGCCATGCAAGGCTGGAATTTTGCTTGATGTTACAGTATTTTGTTAAAAACTCGGCCCGCTTAGACAGGCTACCCTCGGCAATGGCGATCTCTTCCAGCAGGTAGCTGACGCTGATACTCACGCCCAGATTGGGGTTGGCTTTAGCCAATTCGTTAATATCGCTCCACTTGGCAGGATCGTCGATCATGTAGAGAAACGGTGCAAGGCGCGTCTCTTTGGAATCACCCAGCAAAAAGCGGGTGGCACGCTTTATCAGTTCATCATAGATGCCCTCGTTCACATAGCCTGCCGTGCTGATTGCCAGCAGCATGGGCTGTGTGCGCGCGCCAAAACTCGACTTGATGACCTCGTAGAATTTCAGCCCAGCATCACCGGGCCAGCTGGCGACCTCATCGGCCACGCACAGGCTGACGTTGAGACCGTCCGACTTTTTTGCGGAAAACGCCAGCGGCTTGGCGCTCGTGTTGCTGTTTGCAATGTAGATGTCTGTGCGCCGTTTCTTGCTCAGCTGACTCAGCTCTGGGTCCTTGCTGAGCATCTGATAATAGGCATCGTAGCACAGCCCCGCTTGCTCCAGCTTAGGCGCGGCAAAGTAGATGCGCCCTCCATACTCACCGTCCAAAAAACTGCAATAGGCAGCAATGGCGGCGGCCAGCAGCGTCTTGCCGTTTTTGCGGGCGATAATGACGACGACCTCGCGGAATTGACGGTGATCTGTGTCATCCATCACACCGAACAGCACCGACAAAAGCGCTTTTTGCCATAGCTCCAGCACAATCAGCTGGGGAGCCAGCGCGCCCTCATGGTGCCGGCAGAAATTCTCCACAAAGCGGATCGCTTTCTGCGCCTTCTTAGAATCAAAGTGAAACAGCCCTTTTTCCAGACCGTCCACCACATACTTGTACCAGACCTTGACCCAGCGGCCCACGATGATGGTGCCGTCCGTGATTTTCTGGTAATACTCGTAGATGTAGTTATTCACGGGCCAGCTGCTCCAGTCTGCTCTCACGCTTTTCCGGGGGCAGCAGCTTGCCCAGGCGCTCGGTCACGGTGTTGTAATTCTTGATGAGGCTGTTGTAGGCTTGCAGATCGGCGCTGGCTTTTTTGCCGTACTGGTTCGCGCCGTTCATGTACTCCTCGCTGCACCCGTCAGCGTTGATGGATTTTTGCAGATCGTCGAGTGTGATTTTCATGAATGCCGCGTTCTGGATCAGCGGCTCCACAATCGCCATCTGATTTTTAGGCAGCTCGGCGTAGTGCGCCATGATCCTGTTGTACTCCTCTTGAATCAGCGTAGTTTTTGCTTTTCTCCCCACAACAACACCCCCTTTACACTCTTTTCAGTGCTTTTCCGAACCTTGGGGCCCGGTCTACCACACCTCCGCTCGTTTTATCGACCGGGGGGAGGTCACCACCTCGATGTTACTCGCCCCGCCGGGTCCACACGGTATCTACGCCGCGCGCCGTGGCGCTTTGCGTGACAGTCACGGCACAGCAGCCTCAGGTTGGACCATGACAGCGAGACCGCCGGATCGTTGATGTTGTCCGGCGTCAACTCTGTCATGTGGTGGACTATCTCACCGGGGCGATACAGCCCCTTAGCCAGACAATCCTCACACAATCCGCCCACGCTGGCGGCGTACCCATCGCGGCAGCGCTGCCACGCTTTGCTCTTGTAAAACGCTTTGGCAAACTCCCGCATACTGTTTGCGTGTCCAGTGTGGACACGCGCTGCACCTCCACCCGCCGGGGCGTAAAATTATCATAGATGCCCAGCGGCGCGAGACGGAGTTTCTTTTGTCTCGGTGTAGGTGAGGCTCTCCCGCCCGCCGGGCATGACGGTCTATTGCCGTCCGTCATCCGCTGAGTTTAACCACATCAACGGCACTGCGTACCCGCACACAGGTCTTGCACCTGTCAAGGTTCATCCCGCCGGGGAACTGGGCGGGCGGCTGTGCGGTATGTTGCCGGTCTTTCCCGGCTGTCAGCTATTTCAAGGAGATTAACTATGGCCAGGCTGGCGGAATCGAACCGCCGGGCGTACCCGTAACCCTGCAACCTTGCAACCCAGTTATAAAAAAAATAGCCGCCCCGATGTGGGGCGACTATCCGCTTAGGAGGATTATGCAAACGAGCAAACCGTCGAGCATCAAGCCCCTACCTGCCCGACACCTTCAGCTTAACACACTGGGGCGGAACTAGGCGGAACTAATTTTATAATTTTGAAAATTGCCCGTCGGTGGAGCTTGCGCACATAGCGCTCAGTGATCCTCATGCGCGCCGCGATCTGGCGGTTGGTGCGCCCGTCGATGTAGCGCATCTGTAGGACCTCGCGCTCCAGGGCATCCTCCAGCTGAGCAATGGCGCTCTCAATCTCCACCCTGGCGGCCTCGCCGTCCGTCAGCTGGGCGGCCAGCTTCTCGCGCCGGGTGTTGATGCTCAGCAGCGCACTGTCAATCTCACCGGCCCCGCCGGGTGGGCGCAGGGCGCGGGCGTAGTCGGCGCGGCGGTTTTCTTCCCGGAGCCGTTCCCGCAATCGCGGCTCCACCCGCCGGGCATCGCGGTAGCGGTTCAGCCACACGATGCACTCATCATAGGTCATTGGGCATCACCTCCCGGAGATGGTTCAAAGTCATCACATTCCAGCACAATGCCCGCGCCGTCCGTCTTTTCGACGCCGTAGCAGTACAACTCACAATCCAGGTTAAACAGCCCCTTATTGTGGGCGCACCTCTCGCACATGTCAAGATGCGGCTGGCTCATGCCGGGAATCCCGCAAAATCCGCTGTTCATTTCTTTTTCGCCTCCCGCGCAGCCCGCTTGATGTCCCCGGAAATGTAGTTTTCAATGGCAGCGCCTGTACTGTACCAGCGCTTATACCCCTCAAGTGCATTGACATCTCCGTCCCGACCTGCGCGCTCACCGTTTGGCCCGAGGCGCACTGCAAAGCATTCGCGGTATGGAAAGCCGTCCACATGGCCGGGCCAGCGCGCCAGATCATCCACGGCAATGACAAGCCGCCCGCCGTCTGCCATTTCGCGCTCACGGATCGTCAGGCCCAGGTCCTTCATCCTTGTCACAAGCGGCCAGCTATCAAACGCCTCCAGTTCCTGCCGGGCCAGCGCCTGCCACTTTCCGGCCTCATCCTGCCGGGCGCGTTCCTGATCGCGTTTGCTTTTCTCCTCGGCCTTGTACGCTGCCAAATCGTCCTTGTTGATGTACGCCTTGCGCGCGGCACCAAAGAAGTCCCGGGGATACAGCAGGCTCTCTGCCAGCACCTCATCCGTATCGGCAGGGTCCCGCATCTGCACCCGGGCTCCGCGGCCATCGGCAGGTGTAATGCGCAACAACGCATCCGTCTCGCCCTCAGTCAGATCCAGCGTCACCGGCTCCATCTTTCGGACATCCAGCCCATGGTCATCGTAGTTCCATTCGCTCTTGCGAACATAGTCGAGCTTTTTCAGCTGGTCGGCAAGCCCGCACTCGACCAGATACTTGATGGCCGCCCGCCGGGCCATATCGGTGATGGGCGGCATACTGGCGTACTTGATTTTTGCGTATTCGACCTGCTGCACCTTGTACAGTTTGCTGCATTCGTAGGCTCTGGTCATCGTGATCTCGCCGCGCTCCACCATCGCCAGAACCTCCGGCACGCAGTTGTTGGCAATGGCATTCAGTCTCCCCAGTGTGCCGGTTCCGTCGCCGGTGATGCGGCTCATCTCATCACGGATGCGGCCATCGAGCGCGCCCGCTGCCTTTTTGCGTTCAAGGGCCTGCTTGAGCGCCCGGTACTGGCGCAGCCGCTCACCGTCCGTCAGCTCGCGCGCCGTGGCGTTGGAGGTGATCAGCGCGATCAGGTCATCATCCGCGCCCTGGCTTTGGTGGATAACACAGGGCAGGACCTCAAACCCGGTCACACCCTCAGCCGTCAGCGCACAGCACGCGGTCCAACGGCGGTGTCCGGCCAGCAGCATATATTTGCCGTTCTGGGCGGGCAGGACCTCCAGCGGGCTGCGCAATCCTCGCTCGGCAATGTCGGCTTTCAGCATGGAGACATCGCCGATCTCGTAGATGTTGTTTTCCGGGTTCGGTTCAATATCGGCTGCCGGCAGCATGACGACTTGCATTTTCTGACCTGCCGGGGCTGCGGTTTTCGCACCGCTGCCGAGAATGTCGTTGATAGAGAATCCCTTGCTCATGGTTCAATCCTCCTCTGTGTCCACGTTGGACACGATGCTCTCAACCTTTTCGGCCAGTGCCTTATAATCCAGGGCCGCCGTGCAATCCGGGCTGAACGTGCGTAGCGGCTTGTGTGCGCTCTTGGCCTCACTGACCCTCACTGTATAGCGGATGACCGTGGGCAGCAGGGCCAGGCCGGGCAGCTTCTCAGCAATGGTGTGGATAACGTCTGCCGCGTACCGGGTGCGGCGGTATTTCGTCAGCAGCGCGCCCATGATTTTAAGGCGCGGGTTGTAGTCTATCTGCACCTGCTCGATCTGGTCGATGATTTCCCGCATTCCATCACAGGCCCACTCATCACAGTCCACCGGGATGATGACCCAGTCAGCCGCGCACAGGGCGTTGATGCTGCCCATGTCAAGGTCTGGCGGGCAGTCCATAATGCAGTAGTCATAGTTGGCGCTTACGTCCTTGAGGGCATCGCGCAGATGGTATTGGCGCGGGCCGTTGTCCATCAAGATCATGCGGTTTGCTTTCAGCATCCTCATGTCACAGGGAATCAGATTGACGGCGGCCAGGTTGGTGCCTACCACGGCACCCGGCGCGCGGCACACGCCCAGCATAATCTCTGCGATGCTGGGGCTGTCGTAGTCCAAGACGCCGAAAAACTTGCTTGTGTTGCCCTGTTTATCCAGGTCCACCACCAGAACGCTCTTGCTCTTGGCGGCCAATTCGGCGGCCAGGTTGCAGGCGGTGACGCTTTTCCCGACGCCGCCTTTCAAGTTGATAATTGCAATGCTTATCATAGTAATCCTCCTGTCCCGCCGGGGCGGCGGGTGTTATTGCGGCCAGTTCATCTGGTCGATTTCTTCGTATTCCTCTTTCGGGGTCGGCTGCCATTGATGGTATTGGGGCTGCCATCTCATGGACACAACGCCCGTCGGCCCCTCTCGGTTCTTGGCGTACATAACGGCGGTATCTTGATAGGCGTCCTCGCCGCGCAGCTCCTTACTGTCCTCGGTGCGCCTGTTCTCCACAAAGATCGCGCTGTTGGCATCCTGCTCAATCGTACCGGAGCCGCGCAGATCCTCCAGGTTGCAGAATCGGCCCTCATTGCCTTTTACGCCGGAGCGGTTGATCTGACACAACTCCACAATGACGATGCCCATTTTCATGGCGGCTACTTTCAGCCGCCGGGTGATCTCGCTGATACGCTGATACTCTGTCTGTCGGGGGTCGGTGGGGCTTAGCAGGCCGATGTGGTCGATAAAAGCGATGTCTGGCTTGTGCTGGATCAGCTTGGCCTCCAGCCCGTCAATAGTGAGATTGCTGTCCGCGTCCAGCATCATGTTGTGATGCTGCCGGAGTCGGGCGGCGGCGTTGTCGATAATCTGCCGCTCGTACGGGTCCAGATTCTTGTTGGTGATCTTGCCGGAATCAATCCGCGCCACTTTGGACAGGATGCGGTCCATCAGCGCCTCAGCGGTCTCCTCCAGGGTCAAGTAGTAGACCTTGTATTTTTTGGATAGGCGTGACGCCAGGTTGAGCGAAAAGTCCGTTTTGCCGCACCCAGGCCGCCCGGCCACAACGCACACACGCTGCCGACCAAAAACGCCGTACCTGTCCAATTCGGGCCAGCCCAGTTTTAGGCTGTCGTCCGGCTCATCTAGGCGGGCCAGGGCGGAATCAAGCACCGCGTCGAAGTCTCTGGCCGTGCTGTCGGTCTGAGTGCTGAGGATTGCGTCCTGCATCGCCAGGGTGCGGCGCAGCTGACGGCAGATGCCGTCACTGTCCATCGCATCTTTAGCCAGGCACTTCATCAGATCGCCGCTCAGCAATCTGTAGCGGTGATCCTCAAGTATCTGTGCTGCATAGCTGCCGATGTTAGAGACGCTGGGGCAGGTCTCGGCCATCTGCATGACGGCCACTTTCACATCATCCGCCGGGCGTCCGTTGGCCGCTGTGTTGATGACCGTGATGACGTCCACTGGGCTGCCGCTGTAGATCAACTGCTGGATCGCCGCGAAAATGTCGTGACAGACGCCATCCTCAAACATGGCCGGGACCATTCTTGTGACGTAATCCCGCGCGCCGTCCGGGTTCATCAGCGCCGCGCCAAGAAACGCGCGTTGCGTTGTCTGCTGGCGGGTCAGGTTTGCTTGTTGCATCGTTCAGCCTCACAAAAAATCAGTGATGTCGGTGTCCGGCCCGATCTCACGCGGGCGATCTGCCGTGTTGGCGTGGCGCTGGGCCGGGGCTTTATCCACAAAATCATCTTTCAGGGGGAAAAGCCCCTCCCACCCTCGTAGAATGCTCTGCTCCAGCACGGCGGCCATGTAGCCGTAGCGGTCACGGACGCCAGCCTCATCGGCTAGGCGTTGCAGGGTAGAGCATACGAGCTTGGCGGCCCTGGCCGTCAGCGGATGCTTGCCCGCCGCGCGGGCGGCGGCAAAATCTTTCAGCGCTTGACGCAACCGCTCCCCGCATCCGTCCGGGAATCCACTCAAGAGGATGCTCAAAACGTCCCCGTTCTCGCGCGCCCGCGCGCCCGCGTTAATCTCTCTTGTATTAATATTATCTTGTAATAATCTACCCGCATTTTTTTGCGGGGGGTCTGCGCATTTTTTTGCGGGGGCCCCCCCGCAATTTTCTGCGGGGGTGGCGCAGATTTTTGCGGGGGTCGGCGGTGCTATCGTCATCCCAACCAGCGGACAGATGCGACGCTCGGCGCGCTGCTCACCGGCACCGCCGCCCACCTGGATGATCTCAATATAGCCGCAATCCTGCAAATGCTTCAACCATCCCTGCACTGTTCTGGTACTCGCATCATACAATCTCTCAAAATAGGCGTTGCTGGCGTAGCAATAGCCTTTTACGTTTGTCAGCCCTACGATCTCGGCATACAATAGCTTTTCGCTGGGCTTTAGGTTCTTGTCGTACCGCACAGCGGCGGGGAGCGTTGCGTAAAAATTCGGTATTTCCATCTTCAAGCTCCTAAAAATGGCTGACCTTAATACAGGGGTGCGCCGCGCCCTTTTTTGGCGCATCCCTGCAAGGTCTTTTTCGGTTTTCAGCGGTTAAAACGGCAGATCGCCCTCATCCTCGATCATGGCGAAGTCGTCGCCCGGCCCCTGATTGTAGGCCGGTGCCGAACCGGTGACGCGGGGCTGGCCCGCCGGGGCAGGGGAGCCCTGGGCGGCGTTGTCCGCCTTGCTTCCGCAGAAGTTGATGTTATTGGCCACAACCTCCAGCACGGTGCGGTTGGTGCCGTCCTTGGCTGTGTAGGTGCGGCTCTGGAGCCGTCCGTCCACCGCTACCATCTGGCCCTTAGTGAGCCATTTATAGGCAAACTCGGCAGCGCGCTCCCATGCAATGACGGGAATCCAGTCCGCCTGACTCTGCCCGTTGGCGCCCCTGCGCCCGCGGTCAACGGCCAGGGTGAACGTCGCCACCTGCTTGCCGCTCTGCGTCTGCCGCAGCTCCGGATCGCGCACAAGGCGGCCCTGCAGCGCTATCACATTAAGCATATAGTCACCTCACTTTGTCAGCCATGCGTAAACCAGCAGGCAGGCAACAATAATCGTCACTGCGACCCAAGTCATCAGATCATCACCACCACACTGCCGCGCTCCACCAGATCGGCCAGCTGCTCGCCCAGATAGGCGGCGATGTTGCGCTTGGCCTCCAGCTTCCATGCACCGCCATCGGCCTCATACAGCGCCGGGCGGCCCTCTTTGTCAAGGCGCAGCAAGAAGTCGCTGGCGGGCTGCTCGACCTCAAGGAAGGTGCGGTAGGGCTGCAGATGGACGATGGGCTGCACCGTCTGCTGCTCCTTCAGCACCGCGCCGGTGCGGACGCTGACCTCTTGGCTGACCCCGTTGTCCACACTGGACACGCCCTGATTGACGTCAATGCGGCTCAGCAGCGCCAGCAGGTAGTCCCGGTCCTCGGTGACGGCGTACAGACTCTGCAGTTCCACGACGGCCTGCTCTTGGGTCATGCTCTGGTTTGTGGTAATGCCCGGCACGTCACTCACGGCCTCATACAGCGGCAGGCGGCTGTAGATCGCGTAGTCGCGGCCCGTATAGGTGCTGTCCACCATGACCCGTCGGGCGCTGTCAACACGCACATACAGCAGCTCTGCCACATCCACGCCCTCGGTGCGGATCAGCTTGACCAGCGCCTCCAGCGTGTCCACCGAGTACCGCACCGGGGACGGGACCTCCGGCCTGACCTCACGCAGATTGACGGAGCAGAACTGACGCCCGTCGCGGGTCTCCAGGGTAAAGGGTGTCGCCAGCTCGACAATGCGGTTGATGGCGTCCTTCAAAAAGCTGTTTTCCATTGTTTTGTCCTTTCTGTGTTAATACCCGGCCCGGCCCACGCGGGCCATTGCGGGCATCGGTGTCTCATCGCCGTCCATGTCCACCTGCCCGGGCACCTGCGGCGTCATCTCGGCCAGCAGCAGGCTGCCGTCCCGCGCCTTGGTGATGCACAGGGATGTGCGCACCGGCTGGATCGGCGCGAGGGTGGTCTTTGCCTGCGCGTCCATGCCGATCTGCTGGCGGTAGTCATCCGGCGCGAACGTCAGCGTGATGGTGATCTTGCGCTTGGCCGTTGCCGCGGTGTTGGGGTCCATGATGTTCGCCACGACCCGCTCAACCTCATAGTCGGTGATCTCGGCAATGGCGCCCATCGCCATCTCCAGCACACTCTTTTTGTTTACGATCTGGGGCATTGGTATCCCTCCTAAATTTCTTCCCCAAACACCTCGGCAAAGCTGCCGGGGCCGTGGAGTTCATCAAAAGCAAATTGTGCCGCCTGTTCCAACTCCCGCCGGGCGGCGGGGTCAAAATGGACGCCCAGGGGCGGCTCATTGTGATGGTTGTGGCACAGCCAGACCTTGAGGCCGTACCGCTCAGACAACTCGCGCCGTCCGCGCCCGTACAGGATGTGGTGCTCCTCCAGGCCGCGCGTGGTGCGCAGATTGTAGCGCTTGCGGCACAGGTAGCACTCTTTATCGCTTTGCAGTATGCTTTTTGCCACGACGCTCCTCCAGTCCGTTGACGGCATCCACCGCCTGGCGCACATCACCAACAGGCAGCTCCACCGTCGTCCAGCGGCAGCCGCACATCATGCAGACGCGGCGGCGGTATATCCGCCGGGTCCCCTTGGCGCGGGTGTCGATGACGCGCACCTGGCTGCTGTTGCACTTAATGCAATCCATCGGCACGCCTCCAGTCTCGGTATTGCTCGGTGGTTTCGGCATCGTCCACGCCGGCCTCGGCCAGCCGGTCAAAGATTCGTTCAATGAAGTCGTGCATCTGCTGCCGGTCAAAGCTGCTGCTGCCCAGGCCGAGGCGGGCCATGCAATAGCCGTTGTCCAGCAGTTCCACCATCTGCACAACGCGGTATGTGTTGCGCAGGGCGGGCAGGGCCTTGACCGGCACGCGCCAGGTCTCGACCTCTGCGCCGAACTCGGTCAGCAGGTCGAGGTAGCACTGTTCGGCAGTCACCCCGCCGGGCGTGTCACCGCTCAATGCAAGCGCCAGCCGGTTCAACAGCGCCCACATCAGGCGGTTCTGGTCCAGCGTGCGCTTGTTTTTCACCGGGCGGATATCCACCTCAACGCACAAAGGCTGGCCCCGCGCACGGCGTTCCAGCTCGGCGTGCAGCCGCTGCGCTTCCAGCAGATAGGCGTTGTCTACCGTCAGGTTTTCCAGCCCACCGCCGCCGGGCGACTTGTCCGGCATGTACCACGCGGCCACATGGGCGATCAGCTGGCTTGCCATGTGATCACGCTCCCATCACGCTTGCGCACCCTCAGCGATGCCACGCTGCCGTCACCGTTGTAGGTGATGTCGTCCAGAGTGAGGGCATCGTCCAGAACATAGCGCTCAATGATGTTGGTGCCGGGCTTGCCCTGAGGGACGATGTGGACCTTGCTGGCCGGGATGCGCAGCGGCGGCAGATTCAGCACCCCCGCGCCGATGCTCCAGGCGGCAGCAGCGGCCAGGAAGCTGCCGTCTGCCTCGTTGGTGGGCGCGTCGCTGCTCACGCGGTAGGTGCTGGGGCAGGGGGCGTCCTTTGTGATGTCGGCCAGGGCCACGGCGCAGTACAGATACCGCCCACAAACGTAGTGCCGTACACTGTAGCCGGCCAGCCCGCCGGGCATACGCTCACAGCACTCCTCCAGATGGGCGCGCACGGCGTTGACATCCGGCCACAGCTTGATGCGCACGCCCTCGGCGTCCACCTCCAGAATGCTGAGCATGACCTCGTCAGCTGTCAGCAGGGCGAGGTTTTTGGGGGTCTCATTCTTCTCCATGTTTATCCTCCATATCCGGGCCGACATAGCTGCCGGTCTCATTGTAGTTGCTGGGGTCAGAGTAAGGCGTACCCCAGCCGCACATTGCGCCATTGTACATGGCGGCGGCTTGGGCACGGCTAACACCAGCAGCGGTGTTCAGTTCGTCTATACATGTCTGGCTGTTCATGCCAAACAGGGCACGCTCCCCGCGCACGATACGAACCACGGCACCGGTGTAGGGGCTTTTGGCGTAGGCATAGGCGGGCAGCCCTGCTTCATCATAGGTCATTTTCATGGGCTTGGTCTCCTTTTTCGGTTTTGGCCGCTTGTGCGGCATACCGGCGGCAAGCGCCGGGTGTTTCTTTTTCCAGCTGCACACCCTATGCCGGATTGCCTCCGGCGTCACGGTCTGGGTGTAGCCCATCATCCTGCACACGCTGCTGATCGGCGCGCCGCCGTAGTAGCACAGGATGCTTTCCAGCACCACCTCCGGCGGCACAGGGTTGTAGATGCGCTCAACAGACGGGCCGCGGGATCGCTTATTCTGAGGATGCGCCGCGCGGAAAGCGTCAAGACTGGCATAGCCCAGACTTTCCAGCAGGGTGCCCTCATCCACACACAGGCACTCGGCGCAGATTTTCAGCTGGCGGCGGGCGTTGGTGCAGTTCCTAAGCCTTGATTGTACCCAGTTCAGATCCTCCATTGTCATCAGCAGATCTGCCTCGCCAGCGCCGTGGCCGGGATGCGCTTGTCACGGCCCTGGCCGGTCCAGCCGTGCATATTGCGGCAGACCTTGCGGGCCGCCTGGGGGTCGGTGCCGTAGACGATGTGCGCGGCCTCGGCCACTGTCACCATCTCGCCAGCGGCCTCGTGCCGGATGCGCTCCAGCGCGTCGCGGTAGCCGTCTTTTTCTCTTGCCATAGTAGTCCTCCTTGTGTCCAATGTGGACACGCTGTTGCTTGTATCTGCTCGGTGTGGTACAATCGGGGCAGAAAGGGCGTGTGTAAATTGACTGATAATCAGTACAAAATCTTTAAGGCCGTGCGGAAATACCGCACTCTGCCCGAAATACTGACCGCCACGGGAATCTCGGATTATCTCACCTTGCAGGAAGATGCCGGAGTTGGGATGCTGGACTTCTCTGATTGTGAAATGGATGAGAAAACCATCGTCACCTTAACCAACCCCGCCGCAGAAGCATACGAGGAGCGCCACCGTTATGATTGGAAGGAGCTCCGGGCATGGGTGACTTTTGCAATTGCTGTTTGGGGAGCTTTAACCGGGACGATCACACTATTTTTAAAATAACTGCTACAGTATTGATGATTGCTGTAATAACAACAGCGGCCAGCGTTAAATTATTAGCCAATTCAATGCGCCGTTCGCGGCGCTTTTTTTCGTCGTTGTTCACGGGGTTCATCTCCTGATTGTGTCCAGGGTGGACACGCTGCTTGTCACTTATCGTGACATTCTTAGGCGTAAAAAATCTCTTCCACGGTTTTCTCGTAATACTGCGCGATTTTACGCTTTGTTTCATCGCGGGGGATTCTAGCGCCAGTCTCGTACATTGCCAGTGCAGAAACGCTTACCCCCAGCGCTGTTGCAACCTCGGCGCGCGGTCGAGCGCCCCGCAGTTCAACCAATGTTTGCGCAATCTTCTCTGAATCCATCAGAATCACCTCGCTTTCATTTGTCACGAACCGTGACTATATATACAGTATATCACGCTCTTGGTATTTGTCAACACATTCCGTGACATTTTGCGGTTGACTTTCTCACGATTCGTGATATTATAAGATTAGTACACAGAGAGGATTGACTTCGCATGGCTAAATTTTCGGCAATTATAAAATCCCTTCGCATCGAGAGAGGCATAACGCAAGAGCAACTCGCTGCCTTGCTAAAAGTATCCCGCAGTACGATAGGCATGTATGAAACTGGCAGCCGCGAACCAGATTTTGAAACGCTTGAAGCTATCGCAGACATTTTCAATGTCGACATGGATTATCTCATGGGGCGATCAACCGTAGAACGGAAAGATCCTGTTGCCGCTACCCCCATCCCCGCCGGGTTCCAGCCGCTGCCGCAGCGGGACCGCATCCCGCGTGTGGGGCAGATCGCCTGCGGCACACCCATCCTCGCGGAGGAGAATGTCGAGGCCTACGATGAAGTCCCCAGCGCGTGGCACGCCGACTTTACGCTGCTCTGTCAGGGCGACAGCATGGAGCCAAAAATCAAAGACGGCGATGTCGTAGCCATCCACAGCCAGCCGATGGTCGAGAACGGCGAGGTCGCTGCCGTCCTGATCGATGGCGAGGCCACCCTCAAGCGCGTGTTTCTGTTCGATGACCACATCGAGCTCCGCGCCGAAAACCCCACATTTCCGACTATCCTGCGCATCGGCGAGGATATGAACACCATCACCATCGAAGGCAAGGCCGTTGGCCTATGCCGCAAATTGTAAGGAGGTCTCCTATGGCATCAAATGTTACAGAAAAGGACAAAAAGCAGATTAAAGTTCTGGGCATCATCGTTGCTGCGCTTCTGGTTGTGTTAGTCGTTGTTCTGGCGATACCCGCTCCGAAGAAGCAGTACACGCAAGAGCAGATGGCTGCACTGGCCGTGAAGTATGTGACGGAAGAAAATTATATTGCCGGGGATGCCAAATGGCCCGATCTGGACGATTGGCAGGTCAGACATGTAAATAACAGCTATGCGGCCTCTTGCACGGTTCGGGTTGCGGACGATAGCGGCATCTATGTAGGCCACTCTGTTGAAGGTCTGGCCGTGTACGACAGCGATGCCGAACAGTGGCATGTATCTAATCTTTCAATCGATGGCGTTGAGGTCATTCGCAAATAAACTAAATAAAAATGCCCGCAGTGTTGGCGCACCGCAGGCATTCAAGATCAGCGTGTCCGGAGTGGACACAATACCGACCAGCATCTGTATTGTATCACCTCCGGACACGCTTGTCAAAGTGTATCTATATGGAGGTTGTACAGTATGCCAAAAGTAGCAAAGCGCGCCGACGGCCTGGTTGAGCGCTGCCGGATCATCAACGGGAAAAAGCGTCATTTCTATGGCCGCACTCTCAAAGAGGTACAGGCAAAGATTGACGCCGCTGTTGTGGAGGCGTCCGTCCGCAAGGAAAAAGGAGATCCGTTTGGCGATGTGGCCGAGGCTTTCTGGCGGGTCAAAGAGCCGTCAATCAGATATGGCTCCCGCCGGGGCTACCGCCACAAAGTAGAGGTTGCTAAAGATTGGTTCGGCCAGCAGGGGATGCGTGAGATCAGCAGCACCGACATCAACCGCCAGCTGACACACATGGCCGCTCAGGGCTATGCTTATAAGAGCATCGCCGGGCAAAAGTCTGTGTTGTCGCTGATATGGCAGTATTGGTGCGCCGAGATGCACGGTGACACCAACCCCTGCACACTGTTAAAGTTGCCCCAGGGCCTACCCCAGAAAAAGCGGCGCGCCCCCACAGATCAAGAGGTGGCCGACGTCAAAGCGCACCCGGATGGGTTCGGTCTCTGCCCGGCAATAATGATGTATGCGGGCTTGCGCCTGGGTGAGGTCATGGCCTTGCAGAAAAAGGACCTCGCCGACGGCGAGATCAAAGTCTGTAAACAGGTGGTTTGGCACAACAACCACCCGGAAATTGAGGATTTAAAAACAGACAACGCCTATCGCACAGTGCCGATCCTCAAGCCCTTGCAGGACGCGCTCGGCACCCGCCTGGACGATCTGGCCGACGACGCTTTTCTGTTCGGCGGCGCGCGGCCTATGACAAAAAGCCGTTATCAAAACGCTTGGCTGCAATACTGCGCGGCCATCGGGCGCGTCCATGACAGCGGCAAGCGCTACAAAACCGGCAAGACCTCAAAAACCGGCGAGGTCTTGTATAAGACGGTCATGGAGCCGGATTTCACCGCCCATCAGTTGCGGCACGAGTTCGCCAGCACGTTGGTCCAGTGCGGCATCAGCCCCCAGGTCGCTAAAGAATTGATGGGCCACGCCGACATCCTCACAACGCAACGCTGGTACGCCGAGGCGAAAACAAGCGCCGTTGATGAGGCTGCCGACATACTCAACAACTATTTTACCAATCAATAATTGTAGTTAATAGTTATAGCACAGAACTGGAAGAATGCAGAAAGCATCTGCAAAAGGAAGCGCTCAATAATAGTCGTAATATATTCGCATGGGCTGGTTGTTTGGCGCTTTGGTGTTGTTTTTTAAGAGTTCAAATCTCTGACGCTCCGCCAATCAACGGTACAACGTGCTTTTTTAAGCGCTTTGTACCGTTTTTTTATGCAAAAAACGGAATTTTTGAGTTTGACAATTTCATAACAGGAGAGAAAACGCCCTGTTTTGGAGAGAAATCACACTTTTTTAAGTGTCATTTCCCGGATTCGAACCCATTCCAAGCCCGTTCAGCATCGCTTCTGCCGAAGAAACCTTGGAAGCGTAGTCCAAATGCGAATAAATATTCGCGGTGGTAGAGAAATCGCTGTGCCCCAGCCACTCCTGAATCATCTTCATCGGGACGCCGTTGGCCAAAAGCAAACTGGCGCAAGAGTGGCGCAAATCGTGAAAGCGGATGCGCCGCAGATGATAATTTTGCAAGATAATCTGGAACGAATTGGAGAGATAATCCGGCTTGAGCAGATTGCCCATTGCGTCTACGCAGATGTAGTCTGCGTATTTTTTGTTGTAGCACCTACCGCACAGCTTGCGGTTTTCTTTCTGTTCCTCCTGCAAGGCCAGCAGCCGTTCCCGGAAAACCGGCACAAGCGGCAAGGTGCGCTTGCTGGATTTGGTTTTTGTGCCATTGGATTCTACAAGAACTTCTTTTCCATCCAGCCGAACCGTTGTGACCGTGTGGCAGATTTCAAT